CTCCGGCGCACGCAGTTCCGCCTCGCCGAGACCAATGCCGGCATGGCGATATTCTTGGGCAAGAACATGCTCGGCCAGCGCGACCAGATCGAGCACAGCGGCGAGGCGGCTATTCTAAAGCCCACCATCAACATCACGATAGGGACCAATGAGCAGCCGGGCCTTGGCGGAGTTGCGCCTGCATTTGCACCCCAAGCAGGGCCAAGCATTAGGCACTGAAGCGACCGAGGTCCTCTATGGCGGTGCCGCAGGCGGTGGCAAGTCGCACCTGATGCGCATCGCCGCCATCGTGTGGGCCTCGGCGATCCCCGGCCTGCAGGTCTATCTTTTCCGCCGTATCCGCGGCGACCTGATCAAGTCGCATATGGATGGCCCCAAGGGCTTCCGCGCGCTGCTCGCGGGGTGGGAACGATCCGGGTTCGTGTCGATCGTCGAGAACGAGATCCGCTTCTGGAACGGCTCGAAGATCTACCTCTGCCACTGCAAGGATGCCAAGGACGTTTACAAGTACCAGGGCGCCGAGATCCACGTCCTGCTGATCGACGAGCTCACCCACTTCGTCGAGCCGATGTACCGCTTCCTCCGTTCTCGTGTCCGCATGGTCGGCGTGAAGCTCCCCGAGTGGGCCAAGGGCCGCTTCCCGCGCATCCTGTGCGGCGCCAACCCTGGCAACATCGGCCACCTGTTCGTCAAGCGCATGTTCGTCGACGGCGCGCAGCCGATGGAATTGCGGCCGATGCCGCCCGAGGAAGGCGGCAAGGTGCGCCAGTACATCCCCGCGGTACTGGAGGACAATCCCTCCATGGCCGAGGACGACCCGACCTACGAGCACACGCTCACCGGCATGGGCTCGCCCGAGCTGGTCAAGGCCATGCGCTGGGGCGACTGGAACGTAGTGCTCGGCGCCTTCTTCTCGATGTTCGACGAGCGCCGGCATATCATCGAGCCGTTCAAGCTGCCCGATACCTGGCTGAAATTCGCCGCGCACGATTGGGGCTCCGCCTCGCCCGGCTGCGTCGGCTGGTACGCCGTCGTCGGCGAGCCGTTCGTGGCACACAACCGGCAGGGCAAGCCGGTGCTGCTGCCGCGCGGCTGCCTCGCCAAGTATCAGGAGTGGTACATCGCCAATGCCGACGGCACCGGCCTGAAACTCAGAAACGAGGCGATCGCCAAGGGCGTGCTCGAGCGGGAGAAGGCCGCCGGACACAAGATCGCCTACCGCGTCGCCGACCCATCGATCTGGAACGAGCTGGGCGGGCCATCGATCGCGGAGGACTATGCCCGCGCCGGCTGCCACTTCACCAAGGCCGACAATGCGCGGACTTCGCGCGGCGGCGGCGGCACGGCGGCGCCGATCTCGGGGCTCGCGCAGATGATCTCGCGCCTTACCGGCGACGGTGATGGCAACCCGATGCTGGTGTTTGCCTCGATCTGCCGGGACAGCATCAGGACCATCCCGATCCTGATGCACGACGAGCACGACCCCGAGAACCTCGACACGGACATGGAAGACCATGCCGCGGACGAGACACGCTACGCCTGCATGTCGCGGCCGTGGGTGCCGGGGCCGCCAGCGAAGAAGGACAAGTTCGACGGCTGGCGCCAGGCCGACCGCAAGACCGAGACCAACTGGAAAACCATCTGAACCTGAATGGCTGACAACGTCGCCTATCTTCCTTCCCGCGCCGCCGGGCCGGGGGCGCGCGCCATGGCTGCGGCTGCCCCCTCCATGCAGGGCCAGGCGCGGGCCGAGCCCGCCTTCCCCTACGAAGTCGGCGATCTCGTCGGCATGTTCGAGGATGCGGAGGACGCCACCCGCGCCTCGCGCAAGATCGCCGAGCGCTGCCGGGATTACTACGACAATAAGCAGCTCACCCGCGAGGAGGTAGCCGAGCTCGGCAAACGCGGCCAGCCCGAGATCATCCGCAACGTGATCAAGGGCAAGGTCAATTTCTATCTCGGCTGGGAGGCCAAGAACCGCTCCGATCCGCGCGCCTATCCCAACGAGGATGACGACGAGGACGTGGCCTCCGCCGTCACCGACATGCTGCGCTTCCAGGAGCGCAAGTCGAGCCTCGACCAGAAATTCTCCGACTGCTGGGAGATGATGCTGATCGAGGGTTACAACGGCGCCATTGAGGTGCTGGGGCCTTCCAAGAAGGACCCGCGCGTCATCGAGGTAAAGCGCTGGAAGTGGGACCGCACCTTCTATGATCCCGCCAGCGCCGAGCACGACTTCTCCGATGCCCGCTATCTCGGCGGCGTGGTATGGATGGACCGGGCCGAGGCGATCGCCAAGTGGCCGCAGGCCAAGGGCCTGGTCGAGACCACCATCACCAACGAGATGGGCACTTCGACCACCTACGACGACAAGCCGCGCCAGTCGGCCTGGGTAACACAGGGCAAGCGCGTGCGCATCCGCGTGGTGCAGATCTACTGCAAGGCCGGCGAGCAATGGTTCTGGGCGATCTTCACCAAGGGCGGCATCATCGACAAGGGCGCCGTGGCCTTCGTCGACGAGCAGGGCAACTCGGTCTGCCCGATGCTGATGCAGGCCCTTTATGTTGACCGCGACAACAACCGCTACGGCGAGGTCTACGAGTTCCTGTGGACCCAGGACGAGATCAACAAGCGTGCCTCCAAGGCGCTGCACCTCGCCAATTCCTCGCTCACCATCGGCGAGGAGGGCACCGGCCTCGACATCGACGCCATCAAGGCACAGAAGGCGCGCCCCGACGGCCATATCTCGCTGCCGCCGGGCACCAAGGATAAGTTCGAGTTCGTCGAGCACGACAGAAAGATCGAGCAGAACCGCGAGATGATGATGGACGCCAAGCTGCACGTTGAGCAGCGCGGCCCCAACGCCTCCCTGCTCGGCACGCAGAACAATGCCCCCTCCGGCCGCGCCATCCGGGCAAACCAGGAGGGCGGGCTGATCGAGGGCACGCGGCCGCGCGATCGCTTTCTGGCGCTCAAGTCGCGCACCTATCAGGCGATATGGCTGCGCTGCCGTCAGTTCCTGGTCGACCCGATCTCGATCACCGTCCCGGATGACGAGGACGGGGTGCGGAAGGTCGGCTTCAACACGCCGGTGCGCTCCGTCGACAAGCTCGTCGCCGGCGCACGCAACGAGGGCATGGATGAGGACGAGATCCAGGGCAAGCTCGGCGCACTCACCCAGCAGCTCGCGCAGACCGCAGCCCAGGCCGGCCACCCCGATCCCATGGGCGCGGCGAACGAACAGCTCAACCAGGTGACGGTCCACAACCGCCTGGCGGAGATGGACGTCGATCTGATCATCGAGCCCGCGACGGAAAGCATCAACATGCAGCAGGAGCTCTTCGAGGTGCTGGCCCAGCGCCAGGACGTGCCGCTCGATCTCCTGATCGAATTCTCGCCGATCTCGGCGCGGCAGAAGAAGCGCTATCGCGACAAGCTGGCCGAAGCCCAGCAGGCGACCGCCCAGGCCCAGCAGCAGCAGGCGGCCGTAGTGGTGGAGAACGCCAAGTCCAAGATCGAGCAGAACCGCGCCTCGGCCATGAAGGACCTGGCCCAGGCCGACCACATCCAGGCGCAAACCCGCAAGACCCATATCGACACGGCCCATCAGGTCGAGGTCGGCCCCTACGGCCCGCCGCAGATGCCGGGCGCAGACGCAACCCAGCCGCTTGGCCCAGGCGCCGCCTGAGCGGCACCGCGCCGACCGGCATCTCCCGCCGCTTCCTCGCCGCAAAATCGGCGCCGAAGGCCGCGCCGGGCGCGCCAGAGACCGAATTTCGTCGCATTCCCGCCGCCGGGGACAACCGGGCGTTCGTGTCAGTTGCGTGCCGTTGCAACTCGCGTTCCGCCGCCGGGAGACGGGCGAAGCCACGCCGCCGGTGACCAATCGGGCGAATAGGACATGAGAGCCATGACGGAGACCAATCAGCAACCGACTTCCAGACTTGACCTCTACGACCGCGATCCGGCAGCGCCGGCAGCGGACGTGGGGACGGGCGCACAGCCTGCCCAGCAACCGCCGACGGAGAAGCCCCAAGGGGCGGCAGCCGCCGCGGCAGCGCCGGGCAAGCAGGAGGCCGCGCCGCCGGCGGCCGAGGAGGAAGCGGACGACAAGATGGTGCCGTTCAAGGCCCTCAAGGAAGAACGCCGCAAGCGTCAGGATGCAGAAGCGAAGCTCAGTAAGCAGTTCAAGGAGCTGGAGGCCCAGGTCAAGCGGGGCGACGAAGGCGAGGAGCAGATCCCCGATCCCATCGTCGACCCCGAGGCCTATGCCGAGCACCTCGACAAGCGTCAGTTCACGCGGCTGGTCAATACCAGTCGCCTGGACATGATCGACGAGGTGGGCGAGGAGGAGTTCCTGCGCCACGAGGAGGCCTTCAAGGCCGCCGTCGGGGCCAATCCCGCCCTCGCGCAACGGCTGTGGAACTCGCGCGATCCCGCGCGGTTCGCCTTCAACCAGGGCAAGAAGTTCCTCGAGCAGAAAGCCTCGGCGGCGGATACCGCCGATGACGTGGTGGCCCGCGTCAAGGCCGCGCTCGAGAAGGACTACGACCTGGTGCCGAAGGTGAAGCCCGCCTCCGGCAAGCCTGCCCCCAACAGCTCCGGCACCCAGCCCCCAGCTTCGCAGACGCCTCCCGCGCAACCGCGGCTCCCGACCTCACTGGCCGACGTGCAATCGGGCTCTCCCCGTGCCGGGGACAAGCCCGCTGGCCGCCGGTCGCTTTCCGAAATGTACGGCGACTGATCATCAGCGCCGTCTAAGCGACAGGAAGAAGAGCCATGTCTCATCTGATCGTTCCCACCGACATGACCGTCGAGCAGTGGGATGCCAAGTATTTCGAGGAGTACGTCGAGAAGAACTGGCTGAAGCCCTTCGAGGGCACCGGCGTCGGCTCGCCGATCCAGGTCAAGGACGACCTGGTGCAGAAGCCCGGCCAGACCATCAACTTCAACCTGATGAACCGGGTGATCGCCGACCCATTGGGCGAGAACGACACCTGGAACGGCAACGAGGAAGCCGTCGTCTTCCGCAACTGGAAGGTGACCGTGCACGAGGAAGGCCTGCCGCTCAAGTGGAAGGAGTTCGAGCAGCAGAAGACCGGCATCGATCTGCGCCAGGCCAACAAGGCGGCGCTGATGACCTGGAACATGGAGCGCGACCGCGACAAGGTCATCAAGGCGCTGGGGTCGATCTACTACAGCGGCAGCCACTACGCCTATGACGACGCCTCCGAGGCCGCCAAGGACGCCTGGCTCGCCGACAACTACGACCGTGTGCTGTTCGGCGCCGCGCGCTCCAACAACGCGGCCAACGATCACTCGGCCTGCCTCGCCAACATCGACAACACCGCCGACAAGCTCTCGCCCTCGATCATCAAGCTGATGAAGCGGATGGCCAAGAAGCCCTCGACCAACGCCGGCGTCTACCAGCCGTCGCGGCCG